ACCGGATCATGCCGGTGATCAACGTGCTATCCGGCACGCAGCGGCAGAACCGGCGGGATTTAAAAGTCTTTCCGCGGCGGGGGGGCATGGAACAGGTCGCGGCGATGTACACCGCGCTTTTAAAACACGCCGAGGACACCAGCAACGCCGCGTGGACCAAGTCGGCGGCGTTCATGGACGGCGTGATCACCGGCAAGGGCTGGCTGGGGTTCGATATCGACCACACGCACGACCCGGTCGGCGGGGACCTGGTGGTCAAGAAACTCAACCCGCTGCGGGTCTACGAGGACCGCTCGGCCGAGGAATACGACATCAACCGGTCCTGCCGGTACGTGATCGTCGAGGAATACGCGGACCTGGACTATCTCAAGGCCCGGTACCCGGACAAGAAGCGGGCGATCGAGGCCGCCACCGGGGACGCGTGGGACGACGGGCCGTCGGCCAGTGTCGACGAGACCGACGACTATCAGGACGACCCGGAATCGGCGTACGACCGCAAGACGCTGCGGCGGAAGGTGCGGGAGTGCTGGTACAAGACGTGGGCCAAGGAGGTCGTGCTGGTCGTACCCGGCACGGGCCGGCACGTGCGTCTGAAACCGGCCCAGGTGCCGTTCGTGCGGGAACTGCGGGACCGCGACCCGAACGCGTACCGCGTGGTCGAGCTGGTTCTGCCGACGCTGCACCTGACCGTCACGTGCGGGGACGCGCTGCTGGAGCACGTGGACGACCCCTTATCGGGGTTCCACGATTTGCCGTTCGTGCGGTTCTGCCCGTACCTGCTGGACGACAATATCATGGGCGTGGTGGACAACCTGGTCGGCCCGCAGCAGGAGCTCAACAAGCGCCGCAGCCAGGCGCTGCACCATTTAAACATCAGCGCGAACTCCGGGTGGATCGGGGACGAGGACGCCTTGAGCGAGCAGGGGTGGGCGGACGTGGAGGACTTCGGAAGCAAGCCGGGGATCACGATCAAGAAACGCAAGGGCACCGAGCTGCAGCGGATCAACCCGGCCCCGATGAGCCAGGGCCACGCGCAGCTCGAACAACTGGCCACGAACGACATCCGCGAGATTTCGTCGATCAACAGCGACCTGCAGGGGCTGGACAAGAGCAACTCGGAATCGGGCCGGGCGATGATGTTCCGCCAGCGGCAGGGGCTGCTGGCCAGCGAGACGGTGTTCGACAACTGGGACCAGGCGATCCAGCTGTACGGCAATATGCTGCTGGAGATCGTCCGACGCGGTCGCGACCGGCGGGACGACCCGATCTACAGCGACGACGAGGTCATGGCGATCTGCGAGGCCGAGCACGTGCAGGCGGTCACGCCCGAGCTGCTGCGGTCGCCGCGGATGGGCCGGTACGGCGTGCGGGTGGCCACGGCCAGCTACGCGCCGTCGACCCGGTTCGCGATGATGGAGATGCTGATGGACCTGGCCAAGTCGTTCCCGCTGGACCCGACGCTGATCATCGAGGCGTCGGACCTGCCGAACAAGGAGCGGATCATCCAGAGCATTCAGCAGGCGCGGCGGGCCGAGGCCGAAGCCGCGCAAAGCGAGCAACAGCGCCAGACCGCCGAAACGCAGGGGAACCTGGTGATCGACGCGGGCAAGCTGGCCCTCGAGCGCGAGAAACATCAGGCGGACCTGGCGGCGAAGGGGTTTGAACTGGGCATGAAATCGGCGAACGACAGGACGACACGTGACGGACAACACGGACCACAGACCGACGCGGCCTGACGACGACCTGAACCGCGTGTTCCGCGCGGTGCGGCGGCTGCTGGCCGAGCGCCCGACGCTGCACGGGGACGTCACGCTGCGGTTCCGCAACGGCAAGTGTTTGCGGACCGTCGAGACGCGGCTGACCGAACGGGTCGCGTAGCTCTCTGACAATCGGATCGACGCCGGCCCCGAGCGGGCCGGAACCCCCTGCACGGGTCATCCCGGCAGGGCGGGAGCACTGGAAGCACCAGGCCCCGACTCGAGCGCGAACGCCGCGCCCGGGTCGGGGCCTTTTTTTTTGCCCACGCGCGGGACGGACCCGCGCGGCCCGACCCGTCCGGGCGCCGCACGGCGAACGACGGAGACCTGCCGCAGGCAGGCAGGCACGCCCCCCGGCGGCGAAACGCCGGTGAACACGCCCCCCCGCGGCGATACGCGGGCGACACGCGGACCGAGCGCGACATCTCGGAGAAAGGCAGGACATCGGTATGAGCGAGCAGGACACGAACGGACACACGAGCGAGACGCCGGACCGGGACCTGGCCGCCGACGAGGCGGCCCTGGACGCCGCCACGCAAGCGGCGCGGGCCGCGGACGCGGGGCACGGACCGGACGACGCCGACGCCGACGCGGACGCCGAGGGCCGCGCGCCCGACGTGACGGACACGCCGCAGTTCAAGGGCCTCATGCGCGAGGTCCAGGAGCTCCGCGAGGAGCGCCGGGCCATGCGGGCCGAACTGGACGCGATCCGCACGCGGACCGAGCAGGCGGACCGCAAACCCGACGGCGACGACGACGACCCGCTGGCCGGACTGGACGACGAGGATTTCGCCTCGGTCGCCGCGGTCAAGCGGGCGCTGGCCCGCGAGCGCAAGGCGATCCAGACCGAGCTGCAGCAGGCCGAACAGGCCCGCCAGGCCCGACGGATCGCCAAAAGCGAGGACGCGGCGCGGCGCAAGTACGCCAACGCCGGGGACGGCCTGGACTGGGACACGGTGGTCGGCGACGGACTTCGCCGGTTGACCCCGCACGACCAGGCCGCGATCCGCAACGCGGACGACCCGGCGGACGAGGCGTATCGGCGGATCACCGCGCTGGTGCCGGAGTTCCGGGACCGCGTGGCCGCCGCGGCGACGCGCAAGGCGACCGCAACGCAGACGCCGGCGGCGGACCGGACGACCCGGCCCGCCGAGAGCCGACGCCGGGCGCCGACGGACGTGACGTTCGAGGACCTGGTCCAGCTCAGCGACGACGACCTGCTGGCTCGCGTGACCGAACTGGAGGGCGCGGCCTGACGCGGACGCGTCCATGACACACACACATACGAAACCACGGAGTACGAGGGACTAAACCATGGCTGATACCGCATTTCGAACCGATGGGAACCTCGCCGTCGAGCACTGGTCCGCGATGGTCTATCGCGAGGCCGAACGGCAGCAGTTCCTGAAAAAGTTCACGGGCCCGAGTTCCAACGCGATCATCCAGATCAAGGAGGACCTGGCCGGCAAGAAGGGCTACAAAATTACGTTCCCGCTGGTGATGGACCTGGACGGCACGGGCCGCACGGGCGATCAAGAGCTGGAAGGCTACGAAGAGGCGATGACGTTCTACGACTTCTCGGTCCAGGTCTACCTGCGGGCCAACGCGGTCCGCTCGGCGGGCAAGATGACCGACCAGCTGACCATGATCAACTTCAAGAAGGAGGCCAAGACCGCCCTGGGCCGGTGGATGGGCTCGATGCAGGACGACGACACCGTCCTGGCGTTGTCGGGCCTGGCCAACCCCGCGATCGTCGACGACGACGGCACGGTGGTCACCGCCAACGGCCCGTCGACCAACCGCCGGTTCATCGGTGGGCAGACGACCGCGGGCGTGTTGAGCGCCAATCTGGCCAGCGACAGCGTGCTGGGCTCGGGCACGGGCGGCAAGACCTACGTCGACCACCTGTTCGGCACGCAGGTGATCTCGCGGGTCAAGCGCATGGCGCAACTGGCCAGCCCGAAGATCAAGCCGATCATGGTCAACGGCGCCGAGCGCTACGTGGTGGTGATCCACCCGTACCAGGCCAAGGACCTGCGCAACGAATCCGCCTGGCAGCAGGCGCAGCGCGAGGCCAATATCCGCGGCGAATCGAACCCGATCTTCTCGGGCGCGCTGGGGATCTGGGACGGCGTGATCGTGCACGAGTACGACCGGATCACGACCCGCAAGGGCGACGGGACCGGCACGGACCCGACGACCTACTGGGAGTCCGGGGACGCGCTGAACAGCGCCAACGAATCGGCGGCCCGGGCCCTGTTCCTCGGGGCGCAGGCCGCGTGCAAGGCGTTCGCCCAGCGGCCCGGCTGGTACGAGAAGAACTTCCAGTACGGCCGGGTGCCGGGCGTGGCCACCGACACGCTGTACAACGTCGAGAAGACCGAGTTCAACAGCGAGGACTTCGGCGTGATCGCGATCGACACCTGTTACACGCCGGACAGCTAGGCCGGCGGCGTGAGGACGTAACGCAAGCGGACGGGGCGGGCGAGGACCCGCCCCGACCGACACCCAACTGAACACAAGGAGCAAACCATGCGAGGTTTAAAAAAGTTCTGGTTCCAGGTCGTGGACCCGAACGGCGAGCCCATCATCGACGGGCTGAAGGTCAGTATCCTGACCGCCGACGGGGCGATCGCGACCATCTACGACGACGAGCAGGCGACCAGCCTGACCAACCCGATCACCGAGGCGGTCTTCGACAACAGCCAGGACGGGATCGTCACCTGGTGGTCGGCGGCGACCGCCGGGTTCGATATCGAGATCGTCGACGAAAAGGGCCGGGCCTGCAAGGTCCAGGGGTTCAAGGGGACCGATCACCGGATCGTGTTCGACCCGAACCGGATGGATTCGGCCCTGGTCTACGCCAACACCGCGTTCAGCGACGAGCTGGTCGACACCGCGGCGACGTTCACCGACTTCAGCCTGTCGCGGACGATCGCGGGCGAGGACCTCAAGGCCGGCGACGTGGTCGAGATCATGGGCAACGTCCTGTTCGAGGACTTCAACTCCGGCGATACGCTGGATTTGAAGGTCCTGTTCGGGACCGAGGCGGTCCTGCAGACCGGGGACGTCACGCCCGCGGCCGACGAGGACACGATCAGCTTCCACCTGTGGGTCACGGTCAAGACGGCCGGGTCCAGCGGCAAGCTGTACGCGCACGGCTACTACATCACCGACCTGAACGGGACGGTGGCCGTGGGGGTCAAGGCCCCGGCCTACGCCAACGCGGCGGGCCTGGGCGAGGACATCAGCGGCGATATCGTGATCAAGTGCCAGGGCGACTGGTCGGCCACGCACGCGGACAACGAGTGCGTGCTGACCGATCTGAAGGTCTGGATCCACAAGAACGGGAACGTGTAACGGACCTCCCTTTCGCATCGTGCAGACGGCGGGCCGGTCGGGTCGAACCGGCCGACCCGCTTCGAACCGGACAACAGAAAGGACGGTGACCCATGGGCATGACGGCCAGTGTGGACGACCTGTTCGCGGATGTCGTGGACCGCACCGGGCGCGGCGACGACCTGACCAGTACGCGGTTCAGCAACACCACGGACAATAACGGGATCCTCCAGCAGACGCTGGGGGACATTACATCGCGGTGGCCGTTCTTCGAGGCGGTCGAGACCGCCACGCTGACGGCCTCGACGGCCTACGTGGCCGTGCCGACGAACCTGCGGAGCATCTTCGGCGTGACGATCACGTCCAGCGGGACCGTGCTGCGGGAGATCCCCAGTATGCAGGTGTACCTGGCGCACGTGGCCGCCGACGACACCGAGGGCACGCCCACGGCCTACCTGGTGTTCAAGGAGCGGATTTATTCGTATCCCACCGCGAACGCCGAGACGGGGTTGACGGTCTACTGCAGCAAGTTCACATATACCTTGAGCGACCTGCCGGACCACTTTTATGAGGCGGTGGCCGAGGGCTGCTGCTGGCGGGTGCTGCGGGGGCTGGACCAGGGCGCCGAACGCGGGCAGCCGCACCGGGACGCCTACGAGGCCGAGATCGCCAAGCTCGTCCAGCGGTATACCCGGATGCGGCACCCGGTGGAAATGATCGAGGTGTGATATGAGCCTGACCACCGCCGACATCTTTTACCTTGAGGATCGCGACCCGGATTCGCCGCCGACGCGGTCAAGGAGGCCGCGATGAGCCTGACCAGCGCCGACATTTTTGAGGAAGTGATCTACCGGCTGCAGGCGCTGGGCGATCAGGTGCCGAGCATCGACCGCGAGCTCCTGTCCGTCCTGCAGGACCTGTCGGTCCGGTACGATTTTCTGCAGAGCTCGGGGACGGTGACCACCAGCGACGGGACCGCGTCGTACGACATG